AATGCAGCGCATCCCGCAAAGCAGAAACGTCGTTACTCATCCAAACTCCTAGATCTGCTGCGTGATGCGCTTGTAGAGACCGAGGGCCCATTTTTCAGCGCCCGTCGTTCCAGAGCCGTCACCCTGCGTCGGATGCAACTGGTCGATCGTGTCCGCTGCGGTGAGCAGCGGCCACGCGTCGTATGCGTACACACCGGTCATCGAAGCGGCGAGCTGCTGCACCATCGCTGAACGTGTACCCCGCAACTCGATGCCCTGCTGGGTGATCGAGAAGGACCCGCCGAGTCCGACCGGGTTTTGTCCCATGCACAGGATCGGGGTGTAGGGAAGCAGACTTTGGATGTTGGTCAGCATCGTCTTGTAGTTCCCGAGCCACACGTTGCGGGACTGCGTCACGTCGTTGTGGCTGGTGCTGACAATCACGACCGCCTGCCCGTGCGGCTGGTGAATGATCGGCCGGCGAGTCGAGTTGTCGAAGTAGGCGACGTTCTGCCCGGACTGTGAACCGTTCAGTAGCGTCAGGACCGGCGCACCCGTGAAGGAGACCGTGGTCTCCGCTGAATACCAGTCCCAATCATCAGGCAGCGACGGCACCAGAGACTGGAATCCACCGATCGCGCCATACACCCGGATGCCGTACAGCTTCCCGTCGAACGGAGAAGCAAAGCCGGAAGTGAAAGCGCCGATCTGGTACGGCGCGGTGCCACCGAACAGGGTGGTGGTGGCACCCACGGTGACCGTCGAACCCAGCTGGGTCCAGGTCGTTCCGTCCGTCGAGTAGTAGAACTTGATGTCCGTACCAGACGCACCGTTGTTCAGCTTGTGCGTAACACGCACCCACAGCGGGTTGCCGTTCCCAGGGTTCGCGGTAGCAGGGATTGTCGCCGTCGAGTCCTGCTCTCCCGCACCAGCCGAACCTGCCGTAGACCAGTTGTAACCCAAAGCCCCGGTCGTCTTGAGGAGAAACAGAAACGAGCGCTGGTTGCCAGTCGACTCCCACTTGGCAGCGATCGTCTGGTCACCCGTAGGGGTCCACGTAGTGGGAGCGATCTTCACCTGCACGTCAAGATCGGTCGTGACCGCAGTGCCCGTGTACTGCATCGAACTGGGACCTGGGGAGGTCTTCGAAAGCACCACAGCCCGCTCGCCGCCACCGTTGCCGGTGCCGTTCTGCCAGGTGATGGCGGCGTCATAACCCTGGTTCGTGTCGTTCCAGCGCTTCTCTTTCAACGTGTACGCCGGATACGCTGCAGCAATCTGCTTGATCAATACCTGCGGCCACTCGTCCACCTGAGTGGACCCACCCACCAGGTAACCGTCGCCGGTCGAGTCACCGACCAGGCCGATCGTGGTCGAACGATAGCCACGGCGCAAGGCAGCAATAACTCCAGCGAAAGCCTGCGCTGCAGGGCTTGTGCTAGGGGTGTTAACCGTGACCCACGTCGAACCGTTCCACTGCTGAAAACCGTCGGTCTGCGCCGGGGTGCCGTCAGCCCGATAGGAAACCATCGCCACGCGGTCAATCTGACCCGACATTTATGAACCCCCTGGCCGACGGTCGTATGCCATCAGACCCTCCGGGTCCTCGATCGGGTCCGATGCGACCCGGTGTCTGTGGTTTCGGTGACCGGGGTCCGCACAATTTCTGCGCGGACCCCGTCACACCATTTGCTTGCTTCCTCGCCCGGTAACTCCACGACCTGGCCGGCGTAATAGTGGAACCGATCACCAGCCACAGCAGTGAGGAACCGGACTGTGGGCATCAGGAGTTGCGGCCCTGGTGGAGCTTCTTGACTTCAGCCTCAGCGTCCTTCCGAGCCCGCTTCGCGACCTCGTCCGGCTCAGCCTCAGCTTCAGCCACCTTGTTCGCTTGAGCCGCAACCCGAGCGGACGTCTGCGCCGCCCGAGCCTGAAACTCCTTCTGATGCGCCGCACCACGAATCGCGTCCTCGACCGGCCCGATGAACTCCGGGTCGGTCTCGTTGATGCTGCCGTCAACACGGCGGGACGCCATCACGATGCGGTCATGGTCGTTCGTCAGCGACGAATCGACTTTCACCTCATCGGCCGCCGGCTCGGCAGGCGGGGTCTGCGGATTCGGGCCGACGACCCGCTCCGGTGCGTTCTTCGACGTTGCCATCGTTTCCTCCTGGATCAGGTCGCGGAGTTGCGGTAGAAGGAGACAGCCTTGGCGTCATCCGGCTTCGCGTCGAGACGGTTGAAACCGATGAAACCGACCTGCAGGAAGTCCGCGTAACGCTCTTCCAGACGCAGCATCTGAACGCCGAGCACCTGACGGACCAGCATGCCGCGGGTGAAGTCACCGAACGCCACGGAGTAGGCGTTGGCGGCCATCGTCGCGACACCGTTGTCAACGACAACCGGATAGCCGAGCAGGTTGTCCGGCACACCGGCCATCAGCGACGGCTGCCACAACGGGTGGCCCTGGCTGTCGACGAGCTTACGGATCGCCGCGAGCGTCGAATCCGCCATCAGCCACTTCAGATCACCGGCCGCCCGGTACGCCGGGTCTACCTTGTGAATCACGTTGATCAGGTCGTTGTACGTGATCGACGTGGTCTGACCAGTCTGACCGGTGGAGGTCTGACCGGCCGGGGGTGCGTTGAACAGCCCGGTGGGCTGGCTCGAGCCGGTACCGGTCACGAGGTGCGCTGCGACCGCACGGCCGATGCGGATACCGAGTTCACGCGGAACGTAGGTGTTGAGGTCGAACGCCGAGTCCTGCAGCAGCTGCAAGGACACCAGGACCTGCTTCGAGGTGTAGGTGTAGGCGTTCAGGGTGTTCTGCGTGATCGTGATGTCCTGGTTCGCGACCTGGGTGTTTTCCGCGAGGATCGCACCCACGTTGCCGGTGTCGTCCACACCGGGCCAGGGCAGCGGGTTGCCGGTGTCGGTGGTGATGACGTTCGCGACGTTCAGCAGACCGCCGTACGCCTTCATCGTCTCGGTGACAACCGCACGGAAACCCTGCGGCACGAAGTAACCACCAGCGGACGAGGTGGCGATGCCCTGGGCTCGCTGCTCGTCCAGTGACGCGAAGTTCCGCATCAGCAGTGAGCGGTCCTCGGTGTCGACGCCGTTGATGCCGCGACGCATGAAGTTGGTGAACGCCTCGTCGTAACGCTTCTCAGCGTCCGCGGGGGCTTCCACACGGCCGGGGGCGACGTGCTGACGGGCAGCGCGCTCCTCCTCGGTGATCTCTGCGGTGCGGGTTTCGAGCTTCTCGGTTCGTTCCGCACGCTCGATGTCCGCGGTCAGACCTTCCAGGTCCTTCTCCGCGGTGTCGAAGTTGGTCCGCTCCTCAGCGGACAAGGGACGCTCTTCACGCTCAGCCCCGTTCAGGATTTCCTGCATACGGGACCACGTGGAGGCTCGCTGCTCACGCAGCGACTGCACGTAGCTCATGTTCGCTCCAATGGCGAATAGCCCGCTGTCTGGCGGGCTGTCGGGTGGGTTGGTTCAGGCCGTTAGGCCGTGAAGCGCGGCGAGACCGTTCAGACGGAGCCGCAGAGTTTCGACCTCATTACCAGTGGAGCTAGCCGGCTGGTTCTGGTCGTCACGAGTGGTCTCAGCCGGCTCGTGAGTTTGTGGGGACTCAGATGAGTCCGTACGGTTCTTCCGCGCCAGGTCAACAACAGAACGCAGGGAAGCAACCGTGTTCTTATAGGCCGGGAACGTCACCGGGGACACTTCAGGGAGCTCGACTTCGAGGAGTTTGCGGCTCTCGACGCCGTCATCCTCTGTGCTCCATTCCTCTTTTACAGGAGCGAAGCGGAACGACATCCCGTTGATGTTGCCGTTACGGAGGTTCTCAGCAAGATCCCGACCATATGAGGTGTCCGGAAGATCAGCGTCGACCTTCAGCCCGCGCTCATCCTCACTCAACCGGAGACTTCCGGAACTCTGCCGAGCAAGAGGCATGTCGTCGTTGTGGTTGAGCAGCATCACCGGGTCGGATTCTTGGATCGCTTTCCGGAAGGCTCCGGGTGCGATCTCCTCCCAGAACCCC